ATCCCGGAGTCGCCATCGAGGAGGCGCCGTGGGGCTGGATAGCGCCAAAGACCTGCGCTTTGCGCTGTGGAAGGTGGAACTATTGCGCAACCAGCGGACCGTCGCCGAGATCTCCGACCGGACGGTGTCACTGGAGGTGGTATTCCAGGAGCACGCCCAGGCCCATGATTTTGATCTTGAGCTGGAGGATCGCGACGGCTATTTCAGTGAGCCGGAGACGTTTCAGCTCGGCGACGAGCTGGAGTTCTCGGTCTGGTATGCCGACCGGCCCAAGCCAGCGCACATGGGATTATATAAAATCGACGAGATCCGCAACGAGGATACGCCCTCGCGCGTGCGCGTGAGCGGCCTGGCGAGCGACAGCGTGCGGCAGGATTTCCGGACGCTCAAGACGCGCGGGTTCGAAGGGATGACACTCCACCAGATCGCGCGGCAGATCGCCAAAGAGCACAACCTGACGCCGGTGATCGAGGGCCAGGACATCGAACTGCTGCGGAAGGACCAGAAGGAGGAGCACGACCTGCAATTCCTCACGCGCCTGGCCGATGATTTCGGCTATGTATGCCGGATCGAGGACAACAAACTGCTCTATCTGCAGCGCGGGATCGTGGAGCAGGAACCGCCGCTGAGCCTGGAGGGGCTGCTGGAGCGCCGGAGCTTCCGGTATCACGTCTTTCGGACGTACCGGAAGGCCAAGGTCCGCTATTTCGACCCTGAAAAAAAGGAAGAGATCGAGGCGGTCGTGGAGGATCCGAAGATCCGCAACGTCGAGGAGTTGATCATTACCCAGCGCGTCGAGTCGCGCGAGCAGGCCGAGACGATGGCGCGGGAACGGCTCAAGCTCGCCAACACCCAGCGCATCGAGGCGGAATTCGATTGCCTGGGCGTGCCAGAGCTGAAGGGCGGCGTCAACGTGGCGATCGACGGCGAAGGGGCGCTATTCGATGGGGTCTACCACATCACCGAGGCGCGCCATCGGTATGACAAGGCAAGCGGCTATCGGGTCCGCCTGAAGGGCTATAGCCTGGCGGGCGGCCCTGTGGATCTCACATGATCGAGATTATCAAATCGCTGGAGGGCCGGATCGCGGCGCTGGAAGAGGCGATGAAAAACGTCCTGCGCGTCGGGGTCGTGGTCGAGCGCCAGGTCGAGGGCTGCACGGTGCGGGTACAGTTCCCGGACAATGCAGCGACGGTCTCGTACTGGTGTCGCGTCCTCGCGCGCAAGACGCACCTGGATAAGGAGTTCTGGCTGCCGGACCTGGGCGAGCTGGTCGCCTGCGTGTTCCTGCCGTTCGGCCACGAGCAGGGGTTTGTCCTGGGCGCCGTCTATAACGCGCAGGATCTGGCGCCGGAGGAGGCGACCGACCATACGATGGTCATCAAAGACCGAATCGGCAACCTGATCATGATGGACCGGGAGACCGGTATCATCACGATCCACGCGGCGGTGTGCGTGGAGGCGAACCTGTGTCCGAACCAATGACGCGAGAGGGCGAGATCCTCGGCCTGGGCTGGCCGCTGACGCCGGCGGTGCAGGACGGCGCCATGGCCATGCGCCAGGGCTTCGCGCACCTGCGCCAGTCGGTGTTCGTGATTCTCACCACCCGCAAGGGCGAGCGAATCATGCGCCCCTGGTTCGGGTCGGATCTCTGGCGGTGGTTGGATATGCCGATCAATCAGGCCACGCTGGCGGGGATGCGCGCCGAGATCGCCGACGCGATCGACCAGGAGCCGCGCCTCACCCTCACCAAGATCATCATCAGTTCCGAGACGCCGGGCTGGTTGCGGTTCGACCTGTACGTGGTGCTCGATAAGACCATCCAGGTCGCGGTGACATTGAGCTATTCCCGCGAGCTGGGCCGATGGGAGGGGTACGCCTGATGGCAGGGGTGACGCCGCCGGTCCTGTGGGACAAAGGGTTTCCGGATCTGTATGCCGACGCGACGGCGCGGATCAAGTCCGGCGCGCCGGACTACACGGCGCTGCTGCCGTCGGATCCGGGAATCGCCATCCTGGACGCCCTGCTCTATCAGACCGCGCTGCTGGGCGAGCGGCTCAATCGACTGCCATATGCGGCGCTGGTGAGCTGGATCAACTACCTCGGCCTCGCCAAAAAAGGCGCGGTGGCGGCGGTCGGAACTGTGCATCTCACGCTGGGCGAGGCGGCCCCGCGCGATCTGTTGATCCCGCAGGGCACACGGTTCCTGAGCGCGTCAGGACTGGGATTCGCGTCTACCGCCGAGGTGATAGTCCGGACCGGCGCGACGTCGGCCGACGTGGCGTGTGTGAGCGAGATCGGCGGCAGCGTCGGCAACGTCGCGGCGCACCAGATCATCTATCTGTATCCGCTGCTGCCATTCGTTCGCAGCGTCGACAATCCTGATCCGTTCGTCGGCGGCCTGGACACCGAGCTGGACGCCGACGCGCTGGATCGCGGGCGGAAACTGCTCACGCACCTGTGGCGCGCCGTCACGCCGACGGATTACGCCGAGATCGCGCGGGCGGTGCCGGGTGTCGCGAAGGCCGTGGCGATCGACCGCGAGGGTGAGGTCAGGCTGTACATCCTATCGGAGGACGGGCAACCGGCTAATGCGGCGCTGATCCAATCGGCGCTCACGGTCCTCGATCCCCTGCGGCCGCAGGGTGTGGCGTTGATGGTGCTGCCGGCGGTCGTGATGCCGGTGGCGATCACGGCCCGCGTGCGGCTTGTGCCTGGCGCCACCTTGCAGACGGTCCAGGCCCTGGCCGCCGGCGCGTTGCGGGCCACGCTCAACCCGCTCGCCTGGGTGTGGGGCCGGAAAGTATCTATCGCGGAACTCGACGCCGCGCTGGAGGAGGTTGGCGGGGTGGATTACGTCGAGGAGCTGGTCCTGCCGCACGATAACATCGCGATCCCGCCGGAAGGACTGGCGACACTGGGAGAGTTGACGCTCAATGCCGTCTAAGCCGAGCTCTCGGACCGAACTGTTGCTGCCGGGGATCCATCGCGCCCTGGGCGGGGCCCTGCAGACCGTGCTGGCGCAGGCGGCCGAGGCCCCGCTGTTCGACGCGGAACAGACCGAGGAATCGTTTATCGACCGGCTGCTCCCCGACGGCGCGCCAGCACATTGGCTGCGCTGGCTATTTTACGCGATGGGGGCTGACGCCTACTGGCGCGAGGATTACGACGACACGCGACGGCGCCTGATCCTGCGGCGGATCTTCGAACTGTATAGATCGCGCGGGACGGTGGACGGCCTCGGACTGCACGTCAACCTGTTGGCCGATGCGACACTGGTCCGCGCCGTGCAGCCGCCGGCGCGACTGTTTCTGCTCCCGTCCCTCACCCAGGCCGAGCGGGCCGCGCTGGAGACCCACTATCCGGAGGTGCGATTGCGCCCATTCAATCAACCCGGCCTGCGGCGGAGCGCGTTTGTGGGCGATGTCCCGCGCGCTCATACGTTTCCGGCGGTGACGGATGCCGTCGAGCGCGTGGGCGAGTCGGCTGTGCTGTACGACCCAACAACCGGCATAGAGACGCCGCTGCAGCGGGCAACCGTTGAGGGCGAGGGCCTGGTGGTTCGCCTGGCGCGACGCGGGCATGCGGCCGGGATGATGTGCGGTCGGCCGCTCGCGGGCGCGACCGTGGATGAGGGGGCTGCGTCGCGGCTCTATACGTTCGCGCTGCAGGCGGGGACTATAGACCCGCTGCTGGCCCGCGCCTCGATCGGCGCGCAACCCGGCCTATTGCCGGTCCGCGTGTGGTGGACGGACCACCGCGAGCCGGGGCATGGGCGCGGCAGTTTCCTGCGCAACCGCTGGCTGGACGTCTACCAAGATCGGGGCGGGGCGGCCCTTCCGACGATCCCGATGCGCCGCGACGCGGAAGCGCGGATCTGGAAGAGCTTCGCGCTGTTCGACCCGGCTGTCGCCCCGACCGTCACGCGGCAGGCGGCGATTTATCTGGACGGGGCGCGGATCGGCCGCGTCTCGCCCCACATAATGGAGGCGTCGATCCACGCGCCAGGGCGCCGGCCTCGCGCCGTCGTCTGGCCCGGCGTGATCGGCGCGACGAACGGATGTGTGGCGGCGTCTGATGCGCCGGCGAGGATCGAGCGGATGCGGTGGGCCGGAAATCTGGCCAGGCGCGCCGGCTGCCGGATCCCAGTGGCGATTCGGACGCGCCGACCTCTCGTATCCGATCCGGCCCTGCTGTGCGGTAGGGCTGTAACCAATGATTCCCAGGAGGTGATCTAGTATGGAGCGACAAGTGCTGTTCCGCGACCGGCAGGAGCTGCAGGCGGCCGATCTGAGCAACATCGAATCCGACGTCGACGAGAGCGCGCAACATCTGATAGAGGATGCGATCACGCGCGAGCGGCAGACCGTTGGCCTGACCGTCTCCCGCCAGAGCGCGACGGAGTTGGGGATCGCGGCCGGACGTCTGTGGGTCGGCGACCAGGGCAAGGTCTACTCCCTGGCCTCGCCGCAGACCGTCAGCATTTTCAACCAACTGCCGGTGACGGATGAGCGGTGGCTGGCCGTCTCCTGCTATGGGCAGGAGGTTGACACCGACATCCAGCCGCGCGATTTTCTGATTGATCTGGCTACCGGCCAGACGGAGCCGCGCGCGGTGGCGATGGAGCGCGACCGCGAGGTGGTGACGGTCATCACGGCGGGCCAGGAATCGCCGGAGCCGCAGAAGCCCGCGCAGCCGACCGGGTACACGCTGCTCGCCTATGTCCTGCTCACACCGGCCGGCGTCGACACCATCATCAATAATAGCGCCGTCGCGCTGCCGCAACTGTTCGACACCGACCAGCGGCTGCAGGGCGTCGAGGCGTGGCGCGACAAAGCGGCGCCGGCCATCGCGACGCTCTCCACCGACGTCGCCGCCCTGGCCCAGGCGACCCGCGACGCGGCCTCGCAGGCGCGCGTGAACGAGCTGGCCGGCGATGTGGCGCGGCTGAAAGACATCAGCAACCTGCCCGCCACGTTCAGCAGCTACAGCACGGATCGCTATCTCTCAGAGGACGGCTCGGCGACGACCGATGTGGATTATCGGGCGCGGATCGACGAGGGGGTGCGATTCCCATGGGACGCCCAGGATCTGCATGCCCTCCAACTATTCAATCCCCTGGAGACCGCGCTGATCAATCAGAACGGGCTGTTGCTGCCGCCCTACACCGAGACGCCGCGCCTGAGCGTTATGAGCGCCGTCGTAGGCTCGATCGCGCTGAGCCAATACCAATACCAAACACTGACCCTCACAGAGGGGGTGATGTCGAGGACTGAGACACGGTATGGTCCGACGCGGGTCGTCTGCACCAACAGCAGTTTTTGGCTGACCGGCCAGTACGATCCGATTCAGCAGATTTTCACTCGCCAGGGTGAAACCTTTAGGGTCCTCAACAAGCCCGCGCCGCATACCTACGTGCGGCTGCTCCAGTTTTGGACCGACACGATCTCCGATCCGTATTGGTATTCTGTCGCGGTCGATCACGCGGTCAGTGGCTCGCTCGTGACAGAGACGATCCTAATACCGTATACCGGGTGGCTCACCAGCATCGGCCTGCTGATCACCGCGCGAGGCGCCGACGGCGTGGTGAACCTCGCGCTCTGTGAGACCAAGGACGGGCTGCCGGACCTGACCAGCACCGTCGCGAGCACATCGCTGGCGGCCGCAAATCTCAAACTCTCGCCGACCGAGACCGTGTTTACATTCCCTCGGCCCGTATTTCTGGTCGCGGGCAAACGCTATGCGCTCGCGGTGATCACCACGGGCGCCCATCAGGCCGCCGCCGTGGACGGCAACAGCTACACGCAGGGGACGCTGTTCTACTCCACCGACGGCGCCTACCTCCAGGGCGACCTGACCAAGGACCTGGCGTTCAAACTCTACTACGCGACGTTCAGCAGTCAGTTCGTCCAGGTCCAACTGCAACCGCTCAGTCTGAGCGGGGGCATTGGTGACATCGTGATCCAAGCCGGCCAGATCGTGCCGGACACGACGACCCTGCAGTACGAGTATCAACTCAACGGTGTATGGAGTCCGATCGACGGGACAACGGGCAACCTGCTGCTGGGGTTGCCGTCGCTGTTGCCGTTTCGGCTGACGATGGTGGGCACGGCGGATCTGATGCCGGGTCTGGAAATCCAGGGATCCACGATCCATGTGGCGCGGCCGGCCCAGACCTACGAGCATATCTCCACCGTGCGCACCCTGCCGCAGGCATCCACCCAGATCCAGGTGCAGGTCCTCCTAGAGGGATGGGACGCCGCGCGCCACACCTGTCTGGTGCGGCTCAGGAACGGGGCCACGGTGTATACTGCGGCGAGTGTCGCCGACACGGTGGTCGACGCGGGCAGCATCCGGCGCACCGCGACGTTCACGATCAGCTCGCCGGGCATTTCCACCTATCAGATCCTGATCACCGGCACCACCAACAACGCGCTCGTCGTCTACCACGTCGCTGAGCGCCTCGACGTCGCGATCTAATGGCCACCAAACAGGCGGTCTACCGATTCCGCGATGGCGTGACGCCCCTGTCCGCCGATACGTTCAACACGCGCTTTTCCGATGTGGATGCGCGCCTGGGTGGGCTGGAGGCTAAAACCATCGATTGGGACGCGGCGTTCGGCGTGCTCCGGGATCTCGGGCTCTCGCGCTTGGCGGATCTGCTCGTCCAGCTCAACCAGCAGGCCCAGGCCGCCGAGGCGGCGCAGCAGACGGCCTACGAGGCGCACGAGGCGACGCGCGATGCCGCCTCCGCCGCGGCGCTGGTATCGGCCAACGCCGCGCTCGCCGCCGCGCAGCAGGGGTATAATACGCTGGCGGCCGCGCTCAACAATGTTATTCAAAACAATGAGGGGGCGGGCGCGACGCTGGCCGCGCTGCAGGTCTGGCGCGATCTGCTCAACCCCCCGCACGACGGGTTCGTGTGGGGCGACCGATTGCGCGACGGTCCCTCCACGATCACCTACAATCAGGATGGCACCATTGCCCACATCGACGCGACCCTGCCAGGCAATCACACCTATCGCCAGGCCTACACCTATGGCGGCGACGGCTCGGTGGCGACGGTGGTAGCGACCCTGGGCGCGGTCACGCTCTGGACCCGGACATATACCTATGACCAGGCCGGGACGCTCACCGGCTGGACGGAGGCATAAATGGGACTGGTAGACGCGCTCGTCGCCCGCATCGATTCATTGATCCGCAGTCGCCTCGACGTGGCGATCTCGTCGCGCCTCGCGGCCTCGGCATATGCCGCGCCCGATAACGTCGGGATCGGCAATATCAAAGCCAAAACCGATCTCATTCCGGCGGCAGGCCCCGCGTCCGCGATGAGCTATACCGCCACCCGCGCGGCCGCGTTGGATCTGCTGGACGCGGCGATCTCGCTCGTCAAAGCTAAGACCGACCTGATCCCGGCGGCAGGCCCCGCGTCCGCGACCGACTACACCGCTGGTCGCGCCCTGAAGCTCGACAACCTC